TGTAAGTTGTAACTCACAGTTTACAATTACTACTAAAGTATTGGCTGATAATGTTGATATTTCTACCAAACTTATTGTAGTAGGTAATGAAACAGGTGGTAGAGAAGAAATTGAATTAACTGTTACTAACAATCCTGATATTTCAGTAGGTAACACAACAGATTCAACACTTGGAATATAAAAAAATTAAAAGGAAATAGATATGGCAGTTTTACCAGCAGGTTCGTTTAATACATCAAAGAGAGTTTACACAGCATTCAAAGTAGGAGATGTTGTAGAAGGTGGTGTAGAAAGAGTAACCAGAGGTTTATGGAGTGGTAACGTAGGAACGTTAACTTCATTCTACACTTCATCAGCTCAATCTTCTACTCAAAAACAATATTACTATGAGATTTTTGATGGAATCTCAACAGCAGCAACATCAGAAGCTCAGTTTTCAGTAGCGTATGGGCATAACGCTGGTAGTGGTTCTTTAGGACAAAACGAAGATTCACCATCAAACGCAATTTATTCACAATATGCACAAATCCTACTACCTGGAAACCAAAGACAATTTACATTCAACTCGGTAGCATCTGATAGTATTTATGCACTTAACTTTAACAGAGCTAGAATCAAAGATAGATTAGACCCTGGTAACTTCCAATTAAACTTATCAACCCTAAGTGGTTCGGCAGTTGCTAATAGTGTTCATACAGGTTCAAATGTATTTGTAGTTGAAGCAGGACAAGTTATATCTTTAATTGATGATTCGGCAGATACACAACAATCATCAACTCAAATTGGTAGAGCATACAACTTAGTATCAGGTTCTATTCTTAATGGAGTGTATTCACCTAAAACTTATTATGGTAGAGTTTATCCAGAACAAGGTGTTATTATCTTAAATGGTGATACATTGGATTCTGCTTTAGATTTCAATACTGTAACAGGTTCAAACATAAATGGTGATAACTCATATAAATTATATACATCTATTAGTGGAGCGGCCGCGATTAATTCAACTTATGGATTCGCAGCAAGAAACGAAGAAAGAGTTCAATCAACATTCTATTTCGTAAGAGCTAAGAATGGTGAATACAACTTCTCAAATAACCCATCATTTGTAACAGGTTCAAACGGAGCATTTAGACAACCAACATTTGCTAATAATCCAAAAACATACTTAACAACAGTTGGGTTATACAATAGTTCACAAGAATTATTAGCAGTTGCTAAATTATCACAACCAATTCAGAAATCATTCTCAAATGAAGTATTGGTGAAAGTAAAATTAGACTTCTAAGATACCCATCTCCTATAATAGAATTGTAGGACCGACTCGAAAGAGTTTCGACCCCATAGTAATATGGGGTTTTTTATTTTAAATAATTTAATATTTATATTAGAATAATAGGATTATTGAATGGCAGAAGCTTTAAAACCAATAAACGGTGGTGGATTACAATTGTATCCTTTTAATGCATTTAAAAGGTGGATAGTAAGTGATGGTACATATCGACAAGATTACTATCAAATTTCTATCTTAAAAGGTATATCACCATTATATAATGAGAAAGTTCCACTATCATCTTCATTAAATGGTGAATTGGTTGCTGATTCAACTGAATTGGATAATTCCAACTCAGGTAACACATCATTTCTTTCATCTAAAGAACAAAAAATTGTTTGGTCTGGTCTTAATCAAATGTTTTTTAAACATAGGGTTAATAACGAAAGAGATTTATACACATCTGCATCTATATTCTCAATACCACAAAACCGTTTGGGTGATGGTATAAAACCAGGTAGTTTTACAGTAGCAGATAAATCTGTAGCGGGTGTATCGGATGAAGTAAATATTCAAGATAGAAAAATAGATGAATATCATGGATACCTTTATGATACAGATTTAACTATTAATACATCATCTTATGTTCCATTCGGAGATTTGATTGGGTATTGGGGGTTCAATGATGAGGTAGTTCCTAGAGTTACATCTTATGATAAAGTAATTTTAGATAGAAGTGGATATACTAACCATGCAGTTGGTAGAAATCTAACTTATGAATCTGGTATTTTAACAACAGGAACATCATCTGAAGCATCTGGAACAAAAGTAACTTTAGATGGCACAACATCATACGTTAAAATAAAAAATAAACCAAGATTATCTCCAATGAAAGGAAAAGATTATTCTATTTCATTGTGGGCTATTTTACCAACATCACAATCTGATGATAGTAGAAATTATAATTGGATATTAAATAAGAATGGTTCTTACTTTGAAGAGTTCACCAACCGAAAAGGTCAATTAAAAACACGACAAAGAAATCAACCTACACCAATTTATCCGTATGATATAAAGGTATATAACCAAAACACATCTGAAAACGGAAAACTATCCATATCACTTTCAGATGGTAAAAGAACTTCAGAAGTAACATCATCAACATATTTAAATGATGCAACTCAACATCATATTGTATTCAACAAAACAGGTTCATTATTAGAATTATGGGTTGATGGTACAAAAGAAGCATCATCATCAATAAAATTAAAAGCTGATATTTGGAATGAATATGATGTATTATTAGGTTCTCATTATGTGAGCGATTTATCAACATACGGACCAGTTCTTAGAAGAGATGTAGTATCTAATTTTTCAACATTAAGTGGTTCATTGGATGAGGTAAGATTTTACAGAAGAGCATTAACTCAAACAGAAATTGAATACCTTTCAAATAATGATTATCTAACAGGTTCAGCATACCAAAGTGATATTGTAGGTGAAATATTTTATAATCAAGGTGTAGCAGTAGTATCAGACCCAAGACCAAAATATAAAAATGTTTGGGTAGGACAAGGTAATTGGGACTATGATAGTTCAACTTATGGTTGGAGTACAAAATACAAATCAACAAAGAAATTATATGAAACTTCAGTTCTATGTGAAATTGGTTCTTCTGAGTTTAATATTAGTACAAACCCAACTTTAAGAAAAAATAATGATGAGCGTGAAATGTTCTTAAAACCATTTGTAACAGGTTCTAACTTTTCTCCTTACTTTACAACGATTGGATTATATAATAAAGTTGGTGAGTTATTGGCGATTGGTAAACTAGCATCCGCAATACAAAACAGAAATGATGTAGATATTACAGTAAAAGTAAGATTTGATTTAGATGGTGCATTCGGAACTCCATCATTACCTGAAATATTACCTGAAGAAGAAAAACCTCAATTAAAACAAAGAGCAGATGGAAAGTTCGTTTGGAACTCAAAAGGATTTTAAAAAAGAATAAGTTATGGCAAACGGAAATTGGTCTCATATCCAAAAACAAAAAGGCCACAAAAGTGGTCTTGAAACTAAGATAGATGAGCAACTGAAATCAATAGGAATTGATGGTGAATATGAACAACACGAAATCAAATACACAATTCCAGAAACACATCATACATATAAACCTGATTTTAAATTACCAAATGGAATTTATATAGAATCTAAGGGTTGGTTCTTACCAGAAGATAGAAAGAAACATCTTTTAATTAAAGAGCAAAATCCTGATATTGATTTAAGGTTTGTATTACAATCACCAAACGGTAAGATATATAAAGGTTCAAAAACTACATATGCACAATGGTGCGAGAAGAATGGGTTCAAATGGGCAAAGAAGGAAATTCCTCAGGAATGGGTAAACGAAAAGCCTAAAAAAATATTTTTTGGATAATTCAATTTTTTTTCGTATATTTGTTGTAATATGGAAGATAGAATACTTACGTTATTGGAATCTGTCTTAGGTAAATCTAAGAAAACATCAGGGAATAACTATGCCTTTTTCTCTCCGTTTGCAGAACACTACAAGCCAAAGTTAGAAATAAATATTGGATTAAATTCAAAGGGTGATAACCCATGGCATTGTTGGATATCTGATGAAAAGGGTAAAACAATCCGTTCACTTTTCAAAAAGTTAAAAGTATCAAAAGAAGTTTGGGAAGAACATAATTCTATTTTCAGTAGGAAGTATAGATATACAACCCATCAAGCTACCCATCAAGCTACCCATCAAGTTGTTCAATTACCAAAAGAATATATTCCGCTTTGGAAACCATCAAATTCAATTATTAGAAAGCACGCAATCAAATATTTGGAAGGTAGAGGAATTACACCATCTGAAATTGTAAAGTATGAAATTGGATATTGTGAAGAAGGTATATACAAACATAAAATAATTGTCCCATCATATGATTCAGATGGAAAGTTAAATTATTTCGTTGGTAGAAGTTTTTATGAAACTAATCACAAACATAAGAATCCAGATGTATCAAAAGATGTAGTTGGATTTGAAATGATGGTTAATTGGGATTTACCAATTGTGATATGTGAGGGTGTATTTGATGCGATGGCAATCAGAATGAATACAATACCATTATTTGGTAAATCACCACAATCAAAATTACAAACAGAGATAATTCGTAGAGGTGTAGAAAAAGTTTATATAGTATTGGATTCAGATGCATTTAAAAACGCATTAAGATTTGCAGAAACCCTTATGAATGGGGGTATAACAGTTTATGTAGTAGAGTTAGGTGATTCAGACCCATCTGAAATGGGATTTGATGAAATCAACAAAAAAATAAAAAATACTGAAGCATTAACATTAAGAAAGTTAATGGAGTATAAGTTGGTAGGTGTATGAGAAAAGCAAAGAAGATTAACTATGATGGTAATATCAAAAAGATTTACCACATAGCAGATATTCATATTAGGAATTTAAAAAGACATACTGAATATAGAGAAGTTTTCGAAAGATTATATCAGTATATTTCAGATACAAAAACAGAAGATTCAATTATAGTTTTAGCGGGTGATATTGTTCATGCTAAAACCGATATGACTCCTGAAGTGGTAGAAATGACACAAACATTTCTAAAAAGATTATCAGATATGTTACCAACAATTCTGATACCAGGTAATCACGATGCAAACCTAAATAATCATTCGAGATTAGATGCGTTATCACCAATTGTAAATGCGTTATCACATCCAAATCTACATTATTTAAAAGATAGTGGTGTTTGGAAAATGGGTGGAATTTCCTTTTCTCACTCTTCTATCTTTTCTGAAACAAAAGGAATCATTCCTGCATCAGAAGTAAGTGGTGATTATAAGATTGCTTTATATCATGCTCCTGTAGATAAGGTAAAAACAGAACATGGGTTTCAAATAGAAAACAAAAATGTAAATGTAGAATCATTTGATGGATATGATTTGGTTCTATTGGGAGATATTCACGTCCCAAACCAATCTTTAAATTCAGAGGGTACAATTAAGTATTGTGGTTCAACTATAATGCAAAATCATTCTGAAGCAAAATATCCTGAACATGGTATTTTAGTATGGGATGTGAAATCTAAAAAATCAGAATTTGTTCCAATTCATAATGATTACGGATACGTTACAATTGATGTAGAAGATGGAAAGGTAGTTGGTAATCCAAACATACCAAACAAACCTCGTATGAGGGTTAGAGTGAAGGATACTACTCAATCTGAATTAAAGAAAGTTCTCGCTAAAATCAGAGTTGGTAGAAAAGTACAAGAAGTATCTATTCAAAAAGTAATCACAGATAAAAAAGATTATAGTGGTGGTTCACATATTATACTTCAAAATGTAAGAGATGTTGGATTCCAAAATAAATTGATAGAAGATTTCTTATCAGATAGATATGTTATTGGTGATGAACAATTAGATGTGATTCGTAATATAAACAACGAGATTAATCAAAAGTTAGGAACTTCAGTTGGTATGAAAAATATTATATGGAAACCTAAAACTTTTGAATTTTCAAATATGTTTTCATATGGGCCTAATAACGCCATTGATTTTTCTCAAATGAAAGGTGCTTACGGTATCTTTGCTCCAAACGCAAGTGGTAAATCATCTCTATGGGATGCTCTTTCATTTTGTATCTATGATAAATGTTCTCGTACTTCAAAAGCAATTGATGTACTAAACTATTCAAAATCTCAATTTGATTGTAAGTTTAATTTTGAAATTGAAGGTGTTGATTACTTCATTGAGAGAACTGCTAAGAAATCGCCTAAGAGGGGAACTGTAAAGGTTGATGTAAACTTCTACAGAATCAATGAGGATGGTTCTACTGAATCTTTAAATGGTGAAGAACGTAGAGATACAAATTCTATGATTAGGCAGTATGTGGGTTCTTATGATGATTTTATTTTAACTGCAATGTCAAACCAATCGAATAGTGGTGGGTTCATTGAGAAATCTCAAAAAGAAAGAAAAGAACTTCTTGCTCAATTCTTAGATATGGATGTGTTTGAACAATTATATCAGGTAGCAAATGAAGAAATCAAAGAACTAAGTGCATTACTTAAAGATTATAAAAATCAAAACTTTACTGAAAAGCTATCAGAAGCAGAAGAAAGTTTAATTGAAAACAAAAAGAAAGTTGGTGAAACTCAAACCCTATTAGATGAATACAAACAACGTAGGGTTAAAATTGGATATCGTATTGAAAACTTAC